AGCAACACGGGCGTCATCGTCGGCGAGGAAGGCAGCCAGGCCGGCGGCTCGAACGTGGCGCTCGGCCAGCGCGTGCTGCACGCGTATCTCTACAGCTCGAAGATCGTCAAGGTCTCCTGGCAGCTGCTCGCCGACAGCTCGTTCGACATCGAGTCGTATCTGGGCCGCAAGCTCGGCATGCGGCTCGGGCGCATCCAGAACACGCACTTCACCACCGCCACCGGCAACGCGCAGCCGCAGGGTGTCGTCACCGCCGCGACCGTCGGCCGGCAGTCGGCCGTCGGCAACACCGTCTCGGTGCCGTTCGATGACGTCATCCGGCTGATTCACTCGGTCGACGTCGCCTACCGCGGGCCGGCGTGCCGGTTCATGTTCCACGACCTGACCGCGCAGGCGTACGAGCTGCTCAAGGACGGCGACGGCCAGTACCTCTGGAAGCCGGCGGTCGCCGAAGGCGGCCCCGATCGCCTCAAGGGCTACCCGATCGTCATCAACAACGACATGGCGCAGATGGCGGCGAGCGCACAGCACACCGCCTTCGGCGACTTCTCGAACTACTACATCCGCGAGGTGCAGGGCATTCAGCTCGTGCGCCTCAACGAGTTGTACGCCGAGAATGGCCAGGTCGGGTTCATGGCCTTCATGCGCGCCGACGGCGGCCTGATCGACGCCGGTCAGCATCCGATAAAAACCTTACAGAATAGCGCGACGTAAATCCGTCGGTGCCCGAACCCGCGCTCGCCGACGTCGGCGGGCGCGCGTCGCACCTTTTCGCAAAGGATCGAACGCTATGGCAGGCCCGACGATTTTCACCGGCTATCTCAGCGACAACATCAAGGTCACCGTCGACAACGCGACCGCCGCGGGCACGAGCGCGATCGATTCGACGTCGATCGACATGACCGGCTTCGATGGCGTGCTCTTCATCGTGAAGCTCGGCACCGCGGCCGCGAACAACACGGCCAAAGCGCAGGAAGACACCGTGACGGGCTTCGGCACCGTGCAGGACCTGGCGGGGTCCCTGACGGCCGCCGGCGTCACGAACAAGGTGCTGATGATCGACATCGAGCGCCCGACGAAGCAGTGGGTGCGCGTCGAAGTGGCGCGCGGGACCTCGACCACGATCGACAGCATCCTCGCGATTCAGTACAAGGCGCGCTCGCTGCCGATCACCCAACTGCTGACGACGATCAAGCAACTGCATGAGCCCGCGGAAGGGACGGCCTAGTCGATGGCCGATAAAACGTACGGCCCGAAAACCTACTCGAAAGACGGCGGCGACACCCAGGCTGTGGCGGCCGGCGGGCTCCTCGTCAACGATGCGGGCGTCGCCGGCTACGAGACCACGTGGCGCGGCCGCGTCACGCTCGCGCAGTTGAACGCCGGCTTCACGCTCCTGCCGGCGCTGCCGGGCTACTCGTACCGCCTCACCGACATGACGATGGTCGCGATCGGGGGCGCCGCCGCCGCGGCGACGTCGGTCGACATCAACGCCACGCAGGCGACGGCGGCCGTCAAGCTCCTGTCGGTGGCGATCGCCGCCCTGACCCGGAGCGCCGTGAACAAGCCACATACCGCGAACGCGACCGTGCTGGCCGACGGCGCGAGCTTTGTCGCCAACGACGTGAACACGGCGGTCACGATCGGCGTCACCGGCAGCGCCCTGACGACCCTGACGGCCATCGACGTGATTCTGACGTACGCGGTCGAGCAGTAGGCACCATGCAGGTCGACCGCTTCGAAGTCTCGATCACCGTCGACGCCAGCGGGAACGGCACGGGGTTCACGCCGATCGTGACGGGCCGCGTGCTGGCCATCCGGTACGTCCCGGATGGCAGCACGCCGTACGCGACGGGCGTCGACGCGATCATCACGGGCGAGACGTCCGGGCTCGCGATTCTCACGATCACCAACATCGGGACCGTGGCGCTGGATTTCTATCCGCGCGCGGCGACGGCGTCGGTGGCCAACGCGGCCAACCTGTACGCCGCGGCCGGCACCGCGGTGACCGACCGCATTCCCGTGGCGGGCGAACGGATCAAGATCGCCCTGGCGCAGGGCGGCGTCTCCACCACCGGGAAGTTCCATGTCTGGGTCGGCTGAGCCCCTCGTCAACGTCGTCCTCCTCTCGAGCATCGCGAGTGCGGACCAGGTGCTCGAGGTCGGGGCGATCGTGGCCATGCGCGCGGCGGTCGCGGCGGCCTGGATCGCGGACGGCTTGGCGCGTCCGGTCGACGCGGGCGCGACGGCCGTGCCGGAGACGACCCTGCGGGAGTCGGGGCGCGCGCGCAAGGCGCCGCGATGATCGTCGGTCTCACCCGATCGGTGACCGGGGCGACCGCGTCCATTCCCTGGCGCCTCGCGATCGTCACGCCCCCCCTCACCGAACCGATCACGCTGGCGGAAGCGCAGGCGCACGTGAAGGCGGACAGCACGAGCGGCGAGCCGAGTCCCGCGACGGCGCCGACCCTCGCGCTGGCCGGGACTGGCGCTGGCAACTGCGAGAACGGCGCGCACCGCGTCGCGTGTTCCTACGTGACCGCGGACGGGGAGACGCCGCCGGGCCCGCTCTCCGCGCCGATCACCGTCGTCGACAAGAGCACCAACGGGAAGATCGCGGTGTCGGTGATCCCCGCCGGCGGGACCGCGGTCGTGACGATCAAGCTCTGGAAACCGCTCGTCAATACGGTCGCGCCGCTCTTCTATGCCGGGTCGGTCGCCAACGGCGTGACGACCGCGACGCTCAACCTCGCGGACGCGACCCTCGGCGTGCAGGCGCCGGCGGTCAACACCACGGCTGATCCCGAGCTCGCGCTGTGGATCAGTGCCGCGCGATCAGTCTGCGAGTCGGAGCCGTCGGCCGACGGCGGCAGCGGCGGCACCGGGCGCGCCCTCGTCACGCAGACGTGGGATCTCGCCCTCGATCGGTTTCCCACGCTCTGGAGCGCCAACCTGAGCGGGTACGGCGGCGAGCGGGTGTTTCTCGGCGGCGGCGGGTCCGGCCTGGTCCCGATCCGGCTGCCGAAGCCGCCCCTGGTCAGCGTCACCAGCGTCACCTACATCGATCCGAACGGCGTGTCCCAGATCTGGAGTCCGACCCTCTACGGCGTCGACGCGCCCAGCGGCGACTATGCCGAGCCCGGCCGCCTGTTTCCGGTCTTCGGCGAGATCTATCCGCCGACCCGCACCCAACCGGGCGCCGTCACGATTCGGTTCACCGCCGGCTACGGCGCGGCCCCCGCGGTCCCGGCGGCGCTCAAAGCGGGCATGAAGCTCCTCATCGGCAACTGGTGGGTCAATCGCGAGGCGGGGCAGATCGTGCGCGGCTCGGCCGACGTGCTGCCGTTTGGTGTCGACGCCCTGTGGCAAGGGTTCCGGGTGCTCTGACGATGGGGACCATCGGATCGAAGCGGCTGCGCATCCGGATCGAGACGCCGAACCTCGTCTCGGACAATCAGGGCGGGCACGTCCCGGGCGTCCCGCCCTACGTGCTGCGCGCCGTCGTGGCCGCGCACGAGCGGCCGTTGACTGGCAAGGAAACCGAACGCGCCGCGCAGCTCACGGCCGTCTGGCAGTCGGCGTGGGAGATTTGGGCGCGGATCGATGTCAGCGTGAAGGATCGGATCCGGCTGGGCGCGCGCGTCGTGGAGATTGATCACATCGACGCGACCGACCTCGACGAAACGATCCTGTACGGGTCCGAGGTCCAGGCGTGAGCGTCTCCGCCTCGGCGCTGTCGCCGGTCTCCGCCGCGATCTATGCCGCGTTGAATGTGGCCGCGCTGACCGACCTGCTGCCGGGTGGCATCAACCAGGTCGTGCCGCCCGGGAACACGCGCCCGTACGTGTACTTCGACGTGGAGAAGTCCGGCGACCTGGGCGGGTTCGGCACGTACCCCGGGCACAAAGACATCCCTGATCTCAAGGTCACGCTGCACGTGATTAGTGATCAGCCCAACGTGAGCGAGGCGCAAACGATCCGCGCCCAAGCGATCGCCCTGTTCTACCCGCCGTCGCCGGCGCTCGTGATCAGCGGCTACACCGTCTGCAGCGACCGGCCCATGTCGGACGTGCCGGAACTCAACCTCGGCGACCAGGTGATCGCGAACGTCGTCGTCCACGAAGAGGTCGCGATCCTCCGGTTGATTGTGGAGAACAACACGTGAGCACCGTCGGCGAAACTATGCGGCTCGGCGGCACGCCGCGCGACGACGACCGGGGCATCGTGGATGCGCAAGGGAAGCCCGCGCGCCGAGCGATCGACACCCGGTGCCCGCGCTGCCACGCCTCGAAAGACCAGCGCGTGCTGTCGGGCGGCTTCGGCGCCCCGCACGACGTCTGCGGGCACTGCGGACACGAGTTCGAGGAACGCACGCTATGACCGACGAGGTGTTGAACGGCGCCGACTACCGCGCGCGCACGCGCCTGTCGAACGGCGCCGACGACGTGACGTACGCCGAGGTCGGCGAGACCTGTGAGCACGTCCCCGTCGAGAGTCTGCCAGGCCTACTGCTGCACGGCTACATCGAACCGGCGTCGGCATTGGGCGAGCGCGCGGTCCAGGCGGCGCACGCGTCGCTGGCCGACCTCCAGGCGGGCGAGGGCTAAATGGCAAAGTACTCCTCGTCGTCCTTCAGCGTGCTCCTCGTCGACGGCTACAACCTGCTCAGCGCGAGCGTGCAGCAGATCACGCACAAGGTCGTCAACGTCCTGCAGCAGAAAACCCACGGGCTCGGCGCGGGCTGGGAAGCCTCGTCGGCGACCGGCGTGCTCAAAGCGGAACTCTCGCAGGCCGGCGCCTACTTCGAGGACAGCGTCTCGGGGATGCACGACGCGTTCAAGGCCGCGACCGGTGTCGTGCGGCTGCTCGTGTTCGCGCTCGCCGGCAACACCATCGGGAAGGCGTTCACCGGCGCCGCCGGCGTCTACCAGGGCGACTACGCGATCCTCGCGAAGATGTCGGCGCTGACCCTCGCCGACGCGACCTACAACGTGTCGGGGCAGGTCGATCGCGGCGTCATCCTCCAGAACTGGACGCAGAAGGTCGCCACCTGGAGCACGTTCACGGACGGCGTGTCGGTCGACTACACGATCGACCCGGACAACCTGGCCACGCCGATCACGTCGAATTCGATCGCGAACCCGACCGTGGTGACGACGCCGGTCCCGCACAAGCTGACCACCGGCGACGTGATTCTGATCGCCGGCGTGGCGACGAGCTCGCCGACGATCAACGGCCAGCAGACCGTCACCGTCATTTCGCCGACGACGTTCTCGGTCCCGGTCAACGTCACCGTCGCCGGCACCGGTGGCACGTTCGTGCGGGCGAGCACCAACAACGGTGGCGTCGGCTACCAGCAGGTCAGCCAGTACGCGGGGATCACCGGCTTCGTCGGGAAGATCCGCAGCTCGGCCGACAACATC